GCCATCATAAAGTCGCAAGTTGCAGGAAGACCAAAACTTTCACTTGTATCTTCTAAACCCATATCACTATTGTTAAATCCTGCACGATTCACTTGTGTTGCAGACCAAATTGGAACATCCTTTTCTACTGCAAGTCCACGAAGTTCTTCTGCAATTGATTTTACCATTTGATACGAATTAACATTCGCACTACCTTTGATTCGTGACGATGCACAAATATTCAAGTAATCGATAAAGATAATATCTGCTTTGAACTTCTTCTTCATTTGAAGTTCGTCAATCAATGCACGAAAATGGTTTGCATTTGCCGATGCAGTGGGATATTCCTTGATGATTAACTTACCTGTCATTTTGGATGAAATAGTATTCATCTTCTTATCATACATTTGCTTTGGAAGTTCTTTCAAATCATCCATTGTCATGTCCATAAGATTTGCATCTATTCGTTCTGCAATTCTTTCCTCTGCCATTTCACAAGTAATATAAAGAACATTCAAGTTCTGTGATAAACAATTTGCGGCATGATGACAAAGGAATGCGGATTTACCAACACCTGTTCCTGCCATTACAATGTTCAATGTTTTACTTGGTGTTCCACCCGCAGTAATATCATTCAAGAAGTCCAAGTCAAACGGAACTCTCTTTTCTTTTTTGTGGTAAAAATCATATCGTTCATCTGCATCTTCAATGTAATCGTGACCAATATGGGTATCAAAAGAAACTGCCAGTGCATCCGACAATATATGTGGGATAGCAGTGTCAGTTTTATCTTTTGATTTCCCATCTATGATGTGAATACTTTCCATGATGGCATTATATACTGCTTTATCTTTACAGAACTTTTCAGTTTCCGTAACCAACCATTCGATGTTTGCATCATTAGAACTCAACGACTCAATAAGACCAGAAGAACTTTTATATTCTTCTTCGTTGAGTGTTGAGTTCTTATCTAATTCAATACTTAATGCTTCCTTGGTGGGAAGATTGTTATATGAAATTATAAAATCTCTAATGATGCCAAATACTAATTTTTCTGTTTTGCTGTGGAAGTAATCGTCCTTTAAAAATGGGATAACCTTCCGTGCAAATTCTTCATCGTAAATTAGGTTTTGGAGTATAACCGTTTCAACTGTTTTCATCTACTTCTTCTATTTCCACTTCTTCTGTTTCTCGTAAAAAATCTTCACCAAGTTCTTCCATTTCTTCTTCTAAAACATGAACCAATGTTTGACCAAGTGCATTAACAAATTCTTGGTCTTCTTTATGCCCACCTGGATTTGCCATAAGATTATAGTCAAAGTTTAATTCCATTTTACCGTCATTTTCATCAAATGCAATTCTACCATATTGAATCTTTACTCCTTCATACTTACCCTCTGTGATAATTACTGGAACAGGTTGAATTGATTTATCTTCATCGTCAAATTTATATTTCTTCATCTACATTCTCCATTTCTTCATTACCATACTTAAATTCTTTGGCGACTGCTACTTCTAATTGTTTCATCACATCGTCTGTAAAGTATTTTTCAGGTTCGTTATTAATTGTTTTTTCAAATTGTGTCTTCCCGTTCGGTAACTCTATTCTTGTAGATACTTTCTTGAAAATACCATATTTTATGGCAATTGGCACAAGACCATAATAAGGATTTAATCCTGTATCATAGTTCAACTGAACCTCTACTTCTTTGTTCTCTTTAGTAAATCTTCCCTTAAACAATTTGCATCGAATAATATTACCGATTATGTCTGTTCCATCCTTATCCTTCTTCTTTGAAAGATACACAATTGTACTTGCGGCATACTTCAAACCAGAACCACCACCCATTTCTTTCATAGGAACATAAGCACCAACTACGGTGTATGTGTGATTGGTCATAATTAATGGGATACCTGCTTTACCAAGTTTTAATGTAAGAACACGGAATGTTGCTTTGATGACTTGGGCTCTTGTCATATCTCTTGTTGTCTTACCTTCCGCAGTATCTGCCATTTCCTTTTCGGTGGAAAGCATACCAAGAGAATCCAGAACAACCAACACAGGTTTCTTGTCTTTGTTTTCAATGTATTTGTCTACGATTGAAATTGCTTGATGTCGAAATGTTTCAACGGTAGCAACAGGGAAAATTGCAACTCTACTTGCATCCATCCCTCGTTCAGTAATCATATCAGAAGTGACTGCTTGTTCTGTGTCAAAGTAAAGAATGACACCATCAGGATTATCGTCAAGAAACTTCTTACAGACACCCAATGCAAAATAAGTTTTGCCTGATGCTTGTTCACCCGCTAGTGCCATTATTTTATTATTGGGAATGCCACCGTAGAGTGAACCAGACAACAGAGCATTGAATGCATAAGAACCAGTATCAATAAATCCTGTTACATCACTTCCGTCAATTCCTTCGGAAGCAACGCCTGCATATTCATTACCAGAACTCTTAATAATGTCTTTTAGAAAATCAGTCATTCTTTTTCTTTCGTCTTATCTGCCACAAATCCACTGGATTTACATTTACTCCCACCACAACATTTTTTCCTTCGTTTTGGTTTTGGTTTTGTTGTTTGACATCCTAGAATAATTTCTAAGTTGTCAAATGCTCTGTCTAGTATTTCTTTTATTTGTGTATTTTTAATCATAGTTGTTCCTTTATTCCTTCTAATATTATACCAAGAGAATTTACAGAGTCAAGATGTTCATCATATATTTCTAAAGAACAATTCTTATCCTTCTGCATTTCTTTTATTTTGTTTTTTCGTTTAGCCAAAACTTCTTCAAGAATATTTTTGACTATTTTTATGTCGGTTTTGTGCATTTCTATTTTCATTGTAAATGTTCCTCCAGTGTTGAAGTTCCAAATGTTTTTAATTTTATTTTCTGTTTTCGTTTTCGTTTTCTTCTGGTTGTCAAATCGTATAGCCAAATAATTTTTGGTTTGCCTGTTTTAATAACTGCTGTTCCATTCTTTACTGCTTTTCTCATCTCGTATGAATATGGTCTGTCAATTGTCAATGAACGCATATGATATATTTTATCATTCCACTCAATATATTTAGTAGGAGATGTCTTACCCGATTCAATAAAGTTTGTTGCTTTGTATATTGTGCCGATGTGGCCTTGTGTCAAATCTGAATAAGACAATACATTGTCATAATCTGTATTCAGTGCAAGATATTTTAGTATTCTTCCAAGAAACCAACTCTCACTATTGTGCGGTGCTTCATCTAAACATGCCATTCTTCTGATGTCGATACAATTATTATATTTACTTTCGTGTCGTGGTTTTCCGATAACACTACCGCCTACTAATTTATCATTGATAAGCATTGCAAAACACATACTAATCCCACCACCCATGTGTCCTTTCCGATAATGAAAATCCTCAAATATATGTCTTATATCAGAGAAGGTGCAAATTTGCATCTCGCAATCCTTTTTGTTTAGTTTGCTCACGCAAAAAATCCTTCTAATGTTGAAACTTCTTCCCAGTTCCAATCAATCTTTTCTAAAATAGTTTTCAAAGGATTCAAGAATGCCTTTTCAAATTGGTGGTCATAGTCAATAAAATTATCTAACTCAAACTCTTTTGGCAAATCATTAGGGAATGCAATCACTTGGTCTTGTCCTGCAACTCCACCCAACGGATTTGGTTTCTTGAGATGTACAAATTTGATTTTATCACCATCCACAATCTTTCTGTGGGTGTTTCCTATCCCCAACTTATCCACATAGTGATTATAAAGCAAACTGCCTTTTACTGCAATTGGCGTGGACTTTTGATAGATGTATTGGTGTGATGCATACTTCTTCATTCCATTCACTCCGCGAGGGAATGCAATTTCTTCTATAGAAAAGGTTTTAAACTTCTCTCTAAAGTCATCGATGAATTTAATCACCGTATCTTCGTCTGTTGTAAGAATAAGATTAATTGCATCTTTTAAAGAATCACGAACAACCTGTGGAGTAGAACTTCGGGTAGTTTCGATGCCCATAATCTTTTGTTTCGGTGGGTCATAACTAACACCTTCCGAGTCATGCACAAGCATCGCATATCTTTTCTTTGCTGTCCAAATTGCAACATCGGCAATAACTTCTCGTTCCATTGCAATAACTTCTGGACTTATCGCATTCATTGTTTCGGACAACTCTGCGTATTGTTCTTCGATGAACGGTAAAATTATTTCTTCGGACGCTTTGTGGAGGAATTCCACCATCTCCTGCTTCGTCTTGGATTCATCACAGAATCTATTGACGA